TCGGAATCTCATTACCGACTTCGTCGTGACAGTTACCGTTAGGGTCCTTGTTAATGCAATCGCAGTTATTCATTAGTCGCTCCCATTAGCTAAGTGTTGATGAAAAAGCCTAGGCGCTTGATTACGCCTAGGCTCAATCAATGTTCACTTAAAGTTTGGGCGAATTACTTAATGGCCGTGATCTCGTAGTTCACCGACTTCGTGTTACCCGCTTCGTCCTTAAACTCGTGAGTCATAACGAACGTACGCTCGTCCTCAATTTCAGACTGGTCGGACTTGTCTCCGAAGTAAGCGTCCTGCAAGTCCTTAGCAGTCCAAGTAAGGACGGGGTTCTTAGCCTTAAGGAACTTGGACAGGAACGTCATGGTGTACTTCTGTTCCCCATTAGCCTCACCCCAGACAGTAAGCGTCTTGCCGTTAATCGTTTCCTGGTCAGAGCCATTAACCAGAATCTTCTTAAAGCGGGGACGCTTAACCCCTGTCTGTGCTGCGGACTGTGCTCCGCCAACCTTTCCAGTCCCTCGCCGAGTCTTAATCTCTTCGAGGTGAATAACCAGCTTGTTCTTAAACATGGGCATCATGTCTTCGAACTTAGCGAGAGTACTGGCCTGGTCCCGGAGGTTCTTAGTGGATTCAGTAACCGAAGCCTTCAGCTTCGTAACCTCCTCCTCCGTAAGTTCCCTCGGCATAAGGCCATCCTTTTCGATGACTTCATATGCCTGAGTACGGATCTTTTCGGCCGCTTCAAGGTGCTTAAGTTCTTCGACACGAAGCCTTGCCAACTTAGTGTTGTTGTCAGGGTTCTGTTCGAAGATCTCAGCCTTAATCAGCTTCGGGTCAGTAGCTTCAGAAGCAACGACCTTATTGACATTGGCGTTGTGCGCCTTAATAGCGGCATTGAGATCATTAATCGTCTGCTTAAACTCAGCAGGGAGGGAGTCATAAGCGACCTTAAGCTCCTCAGCCGTAGGGGCCTTAGATTCGGTCTCGGTCGCTTCGGTCTTCGTGTTCTCAGCCATTGCAAGACTCCGTATTCAATCGATTGGGTTGGGCAATGCCCATTGTATCACACCTGCATGGTTGACAGGCATGGATGTGCCTTTGCAGTGCATAGGAATTCTAAATGGATCACCTTGCACCCGTGGCTAATAAATCCCATAAAGAGATCTATCAGCCTAATGGTTAATTCACCCCGAACCATCAAACGGTCATGCTGGAAGTTTCAGATAAGGGCTGAGTCATTAACTACGCCCATTAGAGCTGTCATGCCTGGCATAATGGACTTCAATAAACGCGACTAAATGGCTAGAAACTGCCTATCGCGTCAGAGCCTTTATCGCGTTGGTTATTAGGCTGCCGCGTCTAACTCCCGGGAATAAGGGGAGGCCAGAACACCTAATAACCGTTGCGAATTGCTACGGCGCGCACTGTTGAATTAACAAGGTTAAGCCTTACTCTCATAACCGACTTACATACACACGAACTAACGATTACCTAGCGCGTCCATTAATAGCGACACGCGTCTATCGCGCCCGATTCGTAAAGCGGCTATGGAGTTGTCAATGAGCTGTTGTAAGGAAGACATTACCTGGTTCGGAAGCGACCGTCCAGAATTCCACCCGTAATTCCAGCTGCGGCTAAAAAGAAATCCGACCCAATTAAGGGCCGGAGATCTTCAGCCGCTGCGCCTAACCGTAAATCATCTTGGTGCGCTGCGTCTCCAGATAAGCGCGCTCGCACGATGCGATAAACCGATTCACGTTCTCTCGATGCGTGAGATAACGCTTACGTGCCGCTGCCTTACAGGGAAGGCAAATACCGCTGGGGTGCTTTCCGAGGTTAACTCGACCACATCCGATAGCACACTGCATTACTCGGCCCCTCCGAATACGATTTCGGCTACGATTACTTCGAGTTCACGGTCGTCAGCCTGGTTAGGGAAGTGAGTGCAGATAAATCCCCACACTTCGTCAGTCTCCCAATCCCTGTAATAACCGGATTCGAGTTCCTTACGAGCGTCGCTCTTAAGCATTACTTCGCCCCCATCGCGACAAACTTACCATTGATCATGCTGCGCCCGTTCTTGCTGAGCTTATAGGTGTAGCTGTTAAAGAGCGCGGTGAACTCATCGGCATAAGCCTTAACCGCCTCTTCGTAACAGCACTCGTCACAAAGGCACTCCTCGAACAGTTCATCAGCGGAGTACTGCGGCATCGGAGGAATAACGACCACGTCGACGTGCGTGGGAGTAACCAGAGCCATAAGGACTCGGATAACCAGCGCGAGAATCGTGATCATTATTAGCTCCAGAGTTAGCGGCTGCTGTGTTGTGCTCACAGACTATGGTGTGGCCTTTATGTTGTCAAATAATTCCACCCGTGTTTCCCTATCCCTAATCACTTCCTATCGATTTGACAAAACCCATGTAAACCAAGTAAAATAGAGCAAATAATAATTTAAACCAAATCGAAGGGTGCAACCATGAATCCGATCTCTAGAGCACGTTCCCTTAGCCTCTATTCTACGCCACATTTGGCTAAGGAACTAGAGGTTTCTCGGCAATATGTTGCCAGGGTCGAACAGGGACTCTATGAGAAGCCCAACCATAAATTGGTTAATTGGGCATCAGAAGTTCTAAACGTAAAGCCCGAAGAGATTATCGATAGCTATTCTAAGTGGCAGTGGGAGCATAGGTTTAGCGTTAAGAACTCTAAGATGCTTCGCCCTGTAGGAATTAATCCTCACTACAATCCTGACATTATTTACTACCACAAGCTCTTTAGAGACTGGCGCGACCTTTATTGGAAGACTGCGCATGAATTCTCTGTAGACATGTGTATGCATCCCTATCCAGTAACTCAATACGAACAGGGTGAATCCTATAAGATGCCGGCGCTTCTCAAGGAAGTAATGTCTAAGCTAGGACTTATCGGGGAAGGGTTTAAAACCAGTGAACGGTAAGAAACGCCAAGTTGAAGACGTTATTAGCGCGGCTCTTAATGACGTGGCTAAACCCGTTAATCCTCGACACGTTCACGTGTTTCGTAAGGAATATCGTAAGTGTATGATTAACGGATGCTCAGCGCGAAAGACGAATAGGGCAGATTTGGAGAATCGTGCTTAAGGATTGGGAAAAGGAAGCCGTTCTTTTTATTGAACGCTATCATAGTGTGTATGGCGCGATGCCCGAAGATCGTGCTATCATAGAGTATCTAACAATTACTAAGAAGTTCGAACATGTTAACTCGGTTAGTATTATTAACCTCAAGGAAAACGAGTTCTTCATTAAGTCAATGGAGGCTCGGGGAATCCCTGTAGGCCAAACTAGTTTGTCCTCGAAACAAATGGCCGCTGCTGCGCTAATGCTTAATCTAGTAGACCGACGTAGTGATGAGAAGAAACTTCGGGATATTGGCGTTAGTACTGAAGAGTGGTCAACATGGATGCAGAATAGAGATTTTGCTAAGTACGTAGCAGAGAGAACAGAAGCACTAGTAGCTAACTCAGTACATGAAGCTCATCTAGGACTAATGCGCGGAGTTAGGCAAGGTAACACTAGCGCGATTAGTCTCTATTATAAGCTCACTGGTCGTTATGATCCGGATCAGGAAAACCAAGTTAACGTACGTATGCTTATTGGCCGTATTCTGGAAGCTATTCAGAAGCACGTACAGGACCCTGAAACACTTAATAGACTCGCTGTAGAAATGAGTCAGCTAGCTATTGAGGCAGGCTCCCCTGTAGGCAAAGGCTCCATTGTTCCGGAATCTGCAACCATGAAAGAGCTAATGTGAGTGAAGATAATGGAGTAGGACGGACTCTAGAACCTACTAAGATGAGGATTAATAAGTTCCGTAGGTCTGATGTTACTAGGACCTCGGAGTCTAGTACTCCAGATCAATTCGGTCAGGCTTATAATAATGATTACGATAGGTCTAAGTGGTCAGGTGAAGGGCCACAGCAAACTAGGCGTAATCATGACCGCGCCGATACAGATCTAAGTGCTAGGGCGTTGCACCATACTCTAGGAACTGGTCATAATCAGGCTAGTCCTGGGGATCACGACCATGCTGGAATTAATTCTAAGAAAATTGGTCCGCTAGAAATAGATCCTACAGGGACGAATAAAACCCGACCTGAGTGGACTATTCCCTTGGCGCCCACTGTAGGCGACCTCGTTACTCTATTGGGGAAGTTTGTTAATTTCAGGCAGGTGTAATGAACACCACAGAATTGTTCGACGATTACGTAATTGAGGTAGCTAAAAAGGTCCTAGACGATTGTATGCCAGAAGCTGTTTATGACGATATTGCTGTTGTCCCTGTAGGCAATACTCCTTACTTTGAAGTTTACTTTATTAACCATCCTCAGTATTATAAAGTTAAGGTGGAGATACTTAATGGCCCCTCCGATGACTCCCGAGCAAATCATTTCGCAGCTTAAGAAGTGGCACATTAAGTTCAAGGAATACCGAGATTGGGAAACCCATAACCGCAATCATAAGGGTTCCTGGGGACCTGTTAATGGTTTTATGTGGCACCACACAGGTTCAGATGATGATGACCAGCGCGAACTTCTTTATAATGGTTACGGGGATCTTCCTGGACCCCTTTGTCAGTTTGGTATTGCTCAAGATGGTACTGTCTGGCTTATTGGTTGGGGACGCGCTAATCATGCTGGTCTAGGTGATGACGATGTTCTTGAAGCAGTAATTAATGAGACAGAAACCCCTGTAGACGACGAAGCTAATACTGACGGCAACCGGCATTTTTATGGTGCTGAATTTTGGTATTCGGGTAATCATCCTATGTCAGCTGCTCAGTATACTTCTGGAGTTAAGCTGTCTTGTGCTATTCTTGACTGGCATAAATGGGATGAAGAATCCGTTATCTTCCATGGTATGTGGCAGCCAGGTAAATGGGACCCTGGTATGAAGGCTAATACTATGATGGATATTAATCCTGTCCGTAAGTCTGTTGATGAAGCTCTTAAGAAGGGACCTAACGTGGGGATGCCTACCCATCCGTTGCCTCTGCCCGAGGTTTATAAGGATGTTTGGGAAACTGATGCTATGGATAAGGCTAAGACTTCAACTAGTAATCCTGAGAATACGTTGTGGACACCTGAGACTATGCTGCGTTATGCAGCGGAGCAGGCAGCGCAGGCTAATCAAAAGGCAGATCAAATCCTTAAGCTCCTCGGGAATCTCGAATAATGGGGGAGTACTCTCCCAATCAAAGATTCTGGCTAATTGGTGAAAACGATCTGGTTAATGTCGAGCAGGATCTTAATTACAATCTAAATCGCGTCGATTATAGGATGCGAACCCTTGTAGAGTATATGAAGACAGATGTAGCTTCTGTATCAGATTCATCCCTAGTTAAAGAAGTAGGTATGAAATGGTATAAGACAGCTACTAATGCTGTTTGGTATTGCCATGCTGGGTTGAATTTGATTAGTCAAGATCCTAATGCAGCCGTAGATACTTGGCGAACTGATATTACATTCGAAGCTGGTTATGGTAGTGTGGATTCCAGTACTAATCGTATTGGCTGTTGCATTGCTAATGGTATGGTACGCCTGCGCGGTAAATTGAAACTTAATAATTTCGACAGTTTGCCGAAGAATGTCTCTACAGACTTTATGACTCTCCCTGTAGATGCACATCCTACTAAGTCCCGTTATTTCTTTGTCCACGGTGGAGAAGGACTTACTCAGTTCCAAACTGCACGAATCTTTATTCCAGCCGCTACGAACCCTGATCTTAGATGTGAATTTATAGTCTATGGTCAGGCAGGAGCACCATCTAGTAATAATTTCCTAAATCTTAATGATGCGTATTATCCCATATCTGACGCATAAAGGAGGGCATGACCTATTTTGATTTCAACTTCGTAACAGACCCTCCTGCGGATGAAACTGTTGATGAACAAACACAACTTAATGAAAATTATGAAGATCTAGACCTTAAGCTACAGGGGTGGAATCAAAAGCCTTGCGCAATAGTAGGTTCCCCCCCTGTAGGGACAGAGGGTCTAGATCCGCAGCATCCTGGTGATGAATATAGGATTGCTGTTTATGATGGTACTAACTGGGTTAGAAGCCTTAATCATGTTAGTAGTTGGGGCGCATGGTCTAATCTTAGTCTTAGAGCGCCTGCTGTAGAACGTGCAGGGTTTACTCCTCGGATTCGAATTAATGAATGGACCAGACAGGTTCAGCTATCCGGAGGAGTCCTACTTAATGTTGCTGCTGATCCTTGGCCTACAGGGTCGGATGTAGAAATTACTGCGGATGCAGCTATTGCTAACTCATTTGCCCCTGTTCCCGGCGGCCTCAGTTTCTTTGAGGCTGCCACTTCGGCAGTTACTGCTGCTAGCAGTTTTGCAGCAGCACTAATTAGAATATCTACAGAGGCTGGCCCCTCTAGGACTTCTATTAAGGTTAGATTTCAGGGCGATGCAGGCGGAGGAAACTTCGTTATGTTGGATCGTCTTAAGTGGTGGTATTAATGGCTGATGAATTTACGCCTAACTATGGGCTATTTAAACCAGTCCCCACTGATTCTATGGCTGACGTTAAAAAGAATCTAACCGATAGTTTTGAGAAGCTAGTTACTCGTGCTGACCCTACAGTTATTGCTAATGGTGGAGCACTCCCCCAAGTTGGCGATTACGAAATTGGCGATCGTGTAATTCGTATGAAGGCCGTAGCGGATTCTTTCGACCATACAAGCTCGTTTATTCTTGTATGTAAAGATGCTACTTGGGGCTGGCATTGGCGACCAGTACAGAATATTCTTTCACCTTGGATAGTACTCCCCGCAGGCGTAATAGACAACGTTAACTGGTCGCTTAATGCTACGTATCCCCCGGCTATCGCGCTCGATAGTCGAGGTTTTGTGCACTGGCGTGGAGCAATTACTTTCAACGCGAGCATCGCTAACATGACTAGTTTCTTTCCATTTAAGACTCTCCCTGTAGGACTCAGACCTAATTCTGATTTCTATCATACCGTCCCTGTAGACCCAATTAATAGTGGTACCGGACTTACAGGTTACAAAGGTGGGAGAGTTAAAATGGAACCAGACGGCACCTGTAGATACATGTTTTTTAATACTTCAGGTACTACTGTTAGAAATGCATGGCTCACTGGACTTGAATACTGGTCCTCCTATACGTTTGCCTCGGCGGGTTAAATGGCTAGATACGCAAAGCCTATCGTTAATTTTGCAGATGCCATTTAAGAGATGGCAGATGGTCTTAATCGTGTTGCCGTCACTCCGGATATGAATTCGTATGTACCCCATGAAAAACAGAAGAAATTTCATAAGTCAGATAAGCCAGTACGACTCTATATTGGTGGTAACCGATCAGGTAAGACTACCGGTGGTATTGTTGAAGATATTTGGTGGCTCACCGGTAAGCATCCTTATCTTGATACTCCTAAGAATAGGCCAGTAGCAGGACGTATTATTTCTGTTGACTTTGCTAATGGTGTTAACAAGATTATTAAGCCTCAACTACAGCAATGGGTTCCTCCATCCCAACTTAGAGGTGGATCGTGGTTTAGTGCTTATGATTCTGCGGAGCGAGTACTTAATTTTGAGAATGGTTCCTTTGTAGAGCTAATGTCGTATGACCAGGATCTAGACAAATTTGCTGGTACTAGTCGAGATTTCATTCACTATGACGAAGAACCCCCAGAGCATATTAGGATTGAAAATCTAGCGCGACTTATTGACCGCAAGGGTCGAGAATGGTTCACGCTAACCCCTGTAGAGGGAATGATTTGGATTTTCGAGCAGATTTATGAACCGGGACGTATTGGTGATCCTGAGATAGATGTTATCGAAGTAGGGATGGAAGAAAATCCCCATCTTGATCCACAAGCTGTAGAGGATTTTCTTAGTAAACTTACTCCCGCAGAACGTGAAATTCGCGGTGCTGGACATTTTGTTCAGCGTGGTGGACTAGTTTATAAGAACTTCTCGATAGCTACGCACGTTATTGATCCTGTAGATATGAAGATATTGGCGCATCCTGCTAATCGTTGGTATATGTCACTAGACCATGGATTTAATAATCCTACAGCCGTGCTATGGCATTGTGTAGAGCCTGATGGTCGAGTTATTACTTTTGCTGAGCACTATGAAGCTGAGAAAACTATTGATTATCATTCGGAAGTTATTAAAACTCGGGATGAAACACATGGGAGACTGCCCGATCTGAGAGTCTGTGATCCGGCCCTACAGCAGCGTCAGGCGCTTACTGGAACTTCCATCCAGGTTGAGTACGCCATTCGTGGAATAGGTATGGCTCCAGGAAATAATGATGTAAAAGTTGGTATAGCTAAAGTTAATCAATATTTGGATTTTGGTGCTGATGGTAAACCCAACTGGCTCATTACCAAGAATTGTGGTAACCTGATCAAAGAGATTGGGAGACTTCGTTGGAAAACTTGGGCATCACGTAAACAACAGTCTGAGAATAACCCTTATGACGAAATTCATAAAAAAGATGACCACGCGTGTGATTCCGCCAGATACTTCTTTTCCTTTCTTCCGGACCTCAAAAAGCCGCCTGAGCTTCCTAAGAAGTTGGAACTTCCTGCGATTGGCGGCAATAGTGCTAAGTGGGCTCATCTTCCTAATATTGATCCTAATCTAACTCCGCAGGCTCTAAATAAAAAGACTGAATGGAGAGAGGTACTTAACGATGACTGATGTTGACCCTAAGATTTGGGAAAATCCTACTCTTGGTGCAGCAGGAGCCGGGCCTTTTCTCGACGAAGTAGACGCTCAGGCTAGGGAAGATTATAATGCTCGTCGCGAAGGTCGTGAACCGCGTGTTGCTTATCACGTAGATCGGTACCCGAAATACCCGGATCTTAATGTTCCTTCATCGGTTAGTACTTTTGAAATGCTTAGTCCGGATGAAGTTCCTGTAGAGGAATCTCTCCCTGTAGAGGAAGATAATTTGTCTTCCCCTGTAGAGGAAGATCCTACTAGTTCCGTTGATCTTGATAACCTTTTTAAGGACATTGATAATGACAGTGAGCCCACAGAGTAGGGTACAGATACTAAATACTCCCATTGCTGCGCCTGGTAATTGCTGCATGTGCGGTAGTGTAGGCGGAGACGATCGTAAGTTTATTGACTTCGGTAAGCAGCTAGACTGGTATGGTGCTGTTTATTTCTGTACTGAATGCATTAAGGAATTTGCAACTGCTGTAGATTTTATTGCTAAGTCTGCTTTTGATGCTCTCTACAGGGATTTTCAGAAGCTCCAGGTAGCGCATGATAAACTTACATTGAGGAATAGGGCTGTGGAAGATGCTTTTCGCACTGTTCTTGGCAATAACGATAGTCCTATTGATGATCTTGTCAATCATCCTGTGGCTTCTATACAAAAGTCAGATACAGGCGTGGAAGCTAATAGCGGATCTATTGATGGAGATAAGGAGACAGAACACTCTCCTAGCGTCGAAGGATCTGACGACCTTTTCGACTCTGACGACTTTGAATAATAATGGTGTGGTCCCTGTAGACCAACCGTTTATTCCGCAAAATGATGAAGAAATAGCCAAGCATATTGCTAAACAGTATATAGAAGCAGGTATTGATCCTGCTTCTGCTTATGATAATCCTGATGATGCTCTCGGTGAGCTAGGACTTAAGGGTCACGGATTTTAGAAGGGAGGTAATTGACTGTAGAACCCTCTATGTCTTCTATGATGGGTGGAACTGTAGAGGACAATAATAAATATAGTGATAAGCAGCTTTCTGATCTTGCTAAGTCATCTAAGCGTAAGGATCAGGAGAATCGTATTATTGAGTGGACTAAATCTGCTCATATGCGATGCCGAACGATTAGGCAGCAACTTGAGAGACAGTGGTATATCAACCTGGCTTTCTACATTGGCAAGCAGAATGTCGCAGTCATTCCTATTTCTTCTGCTAGCAGCGCTGCTACTGGAGTACGGCTATATATCCCTCCTGCTCCTTATTATCGTGCTCGTCCTGTAATTAACCGTATTCGGCCTATTATTCGTACTGAACTGGCTAAGTTGACTTCACAAAAGCCAACTGCTACTATTGTTCCAGCATCAAGTGATGATAAGGATCTCGCTGCTGCACAGGCAGGAGAACAAATTTGGGACTCGACTTACAGAGAAAAGAAGATTAAAGCTACGTTTCGTCAAACTATGCTTTGGACTTTGTGTACTGGTACTGGTTTTATGAAGACATATTGGGACCCTAATAAGAAAGATCCCCAGGGTGAGTCTGGTGATTTTTGTTATGAGAATATAACTCCGTTTCATCTATTCTTTCCCGATATGCTTGTAGAGGATATTGAGGATCAGCCTTATATTATCCATATTCAGACCAAGAGTCCTGAATGGGTACAGGCGCGTTATCCTGGTATTAAGGCACAGCCCAATGTAATGGAAGCTAACGATATCCTTAATGATAGCTTCTTGCAGCTTGTTGGGGCAGGCGATTTTCGCAAGAATGCTATTCTCTGTTACGAAGTTTGGGTAAAGCCAGGGCATGTAGAATTTATGCCTAATGGAGGAATGTATACTATTATCGGTGATACTATCGTTCAGTATACTGAAGGTAACCCTTACCACCATCAGCAATACCCATTTATTAGATTTCCTCATTTGCCTACAGGTAGATTCTATGCTGATTCAGTTATTACAGACTTGATCCCTGTTCAGCGAGAGTACAATCGTACTCGTGGTCAAATCATTGAAGCTAAAAATCGTATGGGTCACCCACAATTGTTGGCGGCTGAAGGTTCTATTGATGCTTCCAAGATAACTACTGAGCCGGGTCAAGTTATTCTTTATAAACTTGGATTTCCTATTCCTCAGCCTCTTCCACTTCAAGATCTTCCTTCTTATGTTGTTCAGGAAATTGAACGACAGCTTTTGGATTTTGAAGATCTTAGTGGCCAGCATCAGGTATCTAAGGGTCAAGTTCCTCCGGGAGTAACAGCCGCAACGGCTATTAGCTTCCTACAGGAGCAAGACGAATCTATGCTCAGTACTACATTTGCTGGTATTGAAGAAGGTTTTGAGAAGATAGGCTATCAGACTCTCAATTATGTGAAGCAATACTGGACTGTCCCTCGTGCAGTTAGAGTAGTTGGTCGCGATGGGCAATTTAATGTAATGGCATTCGCTGGTTCAGATCTCCGATCTAATACGGATATTAGGGTTGAGGCTGGCTCAGCTCTCCCAACTTCTAAAGCTGGTAAGCAAGCTCTATTGATGGATCTTATGACCAATGGATTTATTCCACCGGAAAAGGGTCTTGAGCTTATGGAAGTTGGCGGAGTTAACAGACTTTATGAAGAGATTCAGATTGATAGTTCTCAGGCTGCACGTGAGAATATGAAGATGAGTACTGTTACCGAAGAAAATATGGCTCAGTATCTGCAAACCTTCCAGGGTACTGATCCTGTTACTCAGCAAGCTATAATGGTTGATCCTAATACTGGTGGACCCCTTGTAGATGAAATGGGCATGCCTACTGAACCTCCTCTTATTGTACCTGTTAATAGTTACGATAACCATCAAATTCATATTCAGGTTCACAATAACTATCGCAAGGGTCAGGAATATGAACAGCTTCCTCAGCGTATTAAGGATCTGTTTGAAGCCCATGTTAATCAGCATATGATGGCTATGGGTATGATTCCTGGTATGCCTGCTCCTAGTGAAGGTGCTCAGCCTATTACTCCGGGACAGGCTTCTACTGATGGAACAGCACAACAAATGGTAGATACTGGGCAGGCGCCCGTTAGTGGAGGATTTGGAGGCTAATGGCAGATGCTCTTTTGGGAGCAGTAAATCTTAACTATACCGACATTCGTAGAACTCAGGGTGCAGCCACTAACCCTATTACGAATTACGCGGAGACTGAGGATATTACAGCAATTAAGACTGCGCTGAATACCTTTGACGCGTTTACTTACACCGCCGAGAATATGGCGACGATGACTCTTAATGACCTTATTTTCGCTTGGCGCGCCTGTAGAGGTCAGCAGGCTTCTATTACTGATTACTACCCTGCCCAGACTGCGAGGGTCGCATAATGAAGAAGCAGCTTCCCCCTGGTCTTACTAAGGCTAATAATTCTCCTGTAGGGAGCGCTGGACAACCCTCGGGTGGAGATGCTAAGATGAATGCAATTAGTCGACGTATCGCAGCCCGACGCAAGAAGGATAGTGGGGCTAAGAATTAATGAATAGACACCCTTCTGTAGAAGCTATTACTCGTTTCTTTGAATACGATCATCTTCCTGAGCCTCTTCGATTTATTTCATTTGCTTGCGCAGAACTTTCTGAAACTATTCTGGGTAGAATTGATGATGATCCTGAGCTTACTGCGGGTCTTCGAAAGCTCCTTGAAGCTAAGGATTGTTTTGTAAGGGCTATGGTGGCACAGGAAAATAAATCTAAGAGCGAACCTCGCGAAGGTAAGCCCATTTAATTGAAATAGGTTTAGGGCCTCCGGTAACGAGAGGTACGAGCCTGGAAATTAGAGGAAATAATGGGAACTCCTATCGAATCGACCGGAGAAGTACAGGGAATCGAGCCGACGGGCGAAGGTTCTCCAGGGCTTAATCCGGCGTGGAGTGAAGTTCTTGATTTGCTGCCAGAACAATTTCATTCAGTAGTTACGCCTACATTTAAGAAGTGGGATGATTCCGCTAACCAGCGTGTGGAATCTGTTAATGCCCAGCTTGCTCAATTCGAGGCGTATAAGCCTTATGTAGAGCATGGTATTACTTCTGAGGAACTCGAACAGGGTATTAGGCTCCTGTATGAGATCAATAATAATCCTCGGAACGTGTATTCTGCTCTCCAGAGTGCTTATAATTTTGGACAACAGCCGGAAGGCCAGGAAACAGAGGAAGAGGAAGAGAATCCTCTCAGTAATCTTCCTCCTGAGATTCTGGAAAAGCTTAATCAGCATGATGGGCTTCTTCAAGCTGTATCCCAAATTGTACTGAATGATGCGCAGGCTAAGCAGGATGCAAACGCTGATAACGCGCTTAATAAGGAACTTGAAGATCTTAAGACAGCGCATGGAGAATACGACGAGGATTACGTTCTCGCTAAGATGCAACTGGGTATGTCTGGAGAAGACGCAGTAAAGTCTTATCAGGCTCTGGTTCAACGTATTACTCCTCAGCCTTTTGCACCTACGCTTCTTGGTAGTTCTGGTGGGAATGGTATTCCCTCTAATGCGATCGATCCAACTAAGCTTAGTAACAAAGAAACTCGTAATCTCGTTGCAAAGATGGCTGAGGCCGCAGCGCGGCAACAGTAACTTAAGTCCGGAGGTTAATGGGAGCTACGCTCACCACAGCAACTAATATTCTGAAGGAAATTTACGAACCGCGTATTCGTGAACAGCTTCAGAATTGGCTTAAAACTTCTAAGCGTATTGAGCAAACTTCAGAAGGTGTTACTTCTGAAGTCGGCGGTAAGTACGTTGTATTTCCTGTTCACGTCAAGCGTAACCATGGTATTGGTGCGCGACTTGAAATGGAACAGCTTCCTGTAGCTCAGAACCAGGGTTATGCCCGTGCTCAGGTTCTTTTGAGCTACCAGTATGGTTCTGTTAGACTTTCGGGTCAGTCTATGGAATTGGCCCAGAGTAATTTCCAGGCTTTCGCATCAGTTCTTGATGAGGAAGTTAATGGTATTCAGCGAGATCTGGCGAAGGACTTTAACCGTCAGGTTTATGGCACTTCTGTAGGTGCTCTCGCTACTATTACTGGTGCTAACGCGGCTGCGGTTATCCCGGCTACGAATACCCAGTATCTTGAAGTTGGAATGCTTGTAGATGTTTACGACGCTACAGGTGTTACCCTCAAGACTGCTGTAGGTGGCGTGACTATTACCGCCATTACTAAGAACACCAACTTTACGGTGTCTACAGCACCTGGTGTAGCTACAGTTAACACGGATATTGTTGTCCGTCAGGGTTCGCTTAACCGAGAAATTATCGGTCTGGCCCAGATTGTTGATGATACGGCTCCTCTGTTTAATATTAATCCTGCCACAGAGCCTCTGTGGAAGTCTGTTATTAACTCTAACGGTGGGGTTAGTCGGGCTCTTTCTGAGGGTCTGATGATTAAGATGGTCGATGATGTTTACACCAATGGTGGGAATACTACGGCTATCTTTACTACCCTCGGTGTCCGTCGCGCTTACTTCAACCTGCTTACTCAGCAGCGACGTTATTGTGACACGAAGGACTTTGAGGGCGGATTTAAGGGTCTAGCATTCGCTACAGATAACGGTGAAATCCCGGTTATCACCGATGTTGACTGCCAGCCTAACCGTATGTACTTCATTAACGAGAAGGAACTTAAGATCTACAGGGAGTCAGACTGGTCCTTTATGGACCGAGACGGTTCCAAGTGGCAGCGCGTTATTGGTTATGATGCTTATGACGCTACACTTTATAAGTACTGCCAGCTCGGTACCCACCGTCGTAACTCTCACGGTAAGATCACAGATATTACTGAAGCATAAGTAATTCTCTTAGAGAGGCGTCTATAGGTTAACCCCCTGTAGGCGCCTTTCTTGTAAATGAAACGAGGTTAATGGCGGCTCCAGAGGCCGAGTCAGTTAATACTATGCAGCAAAACTCCTTTGTTAAACTGGGAGATGGTTCTTACGCCAGACAAGTTAGTACTGCTGCGGGTGGGGCTGCGCAATCAGTAACTATTGCGACCACCGGTAACACAATTAAGATCGATCCGGCTAACAGCACAGTTAAGCTGGATCAGACTGATCCTAATAACAGAGTAGCAACTATACCCAACCCTGCTGAGAATAGTACTTCAGTTACGGATACTGCTACGGTTGCTGCTCCTGGCGCTGGAGTTACAGTATGCGAAACTGTAGCTTTGGCCGCAGGAACTTGGGATCTGGAAGCTATTACATTTATTGGTGGAACTACAGTAGCTGCGACTGAACAAACTAATATGCGTCTGCGTATAGGTACTACGGCTATTAGTCGTGTCCTTAATCCTGTTCCTGGCACTACTGGAGCTGTAGGTACTGGACAGCTTAGAGTTCGTGTCATTGCTCCTGGCGGAACTACAGCTAATATTATTGCTGTCGCGGCTGCTACTGCTAGCTCTGTCTACAGCGGGAGTATTGTAGCCAGGAGGGTACTTTAATGTCAGACAGAGTATTTAATGGCAATTGGTACTTCCCTGTAGACGGAACTTTTGTAAGCCAGAAACAGATTCGAATTAATGAGGTCCTACAGGATTATGATCCTACATTGCAACTCCAGTTCATTCCCCCGAATCAGCGTAGTGAAAGAGACCTTGCCTTTCGGGTTGTCGCTTTCCCACCAGGACGAGCACCTTATGCAGTCTGCTTTGCACCAGAAGCTGACGAACGTCTTTTGGCAAGAGTATTTGAATCAGATCAAACAAACTCCCCCAACAAGCTAAGTTTTATCGAGAACTATAATAATGCTCTCGAACTAGTACGTGCCAAAGAAGATATGGAACAGCGTCAAGAATTGCATGAGATGGCCGCGGCCATTCTTCGTAATAATAAGTCGTCATATACCATTAAAATGAACGGGGAGGTGATTGACTTTGAACGTCCAGGACGTCGTCACAAGAGTAAAACGTACATTTGGTGATGAGTCAGGTGTTCAAATAACTGACGATGATATTATTCGTTGGATTAATGACGCTCAAGAAAAAGTAGGGCTCGAAAACGAGGGCCTTATGGAAACTACTGCGTCAGCTAATATTGTTCAAAGCCAGATGGAATACGACGTCCCAGCAGACTTTAGTGTACTTCGTAGCCTTAAGTATAAGGGTTACCGAATTAAGCCGATGTCCTTTGCCGAATTTAATGAATATATTGATGGTTATAGTGCTGCTGATGGTGTAAGTCCTTATGGTCCGGGTATTCCTGAGATTTTCATGGTTTGGAATAATAAGATTACTGTATTCCCCAAGCCTAATGAAAATGTAACTAACGGACTTACGATATACTATATTAAGCATCCCGCCTCTGTAGGCACACTAGCTGATGATCTATCGATTCCACTCCAATATCATAATACTGTAGTTAATTATTGTCTACAGCAGGCTTATGAACTGGATGAGGACTATCAGAAAGCAGAACTTAAGAAGGCTTCTGTAGCTGATGAACTTATGAAATTGAATGACCGTAATAAGTGGATTTCACAAGAATACTATCCGCGTATCACAACACTCCCGGAAGATGAGAATTACGGAAACTACGGATACTGGGGAGGCTATTTTTAATGCCTTCCAAAACTAATACGGCAATACAGGAACTAGAAGTAGGTCCATTTTCAGGAGGTATTAACAATTACTCTGACCCAGCTAAAATTGCTGATGACGAGATGGTTGATTGTATTAATTTTGATATTCAACTTGATGGTTCTCTTAAGTCTAGACCTCCTTGGTCATTGCTAACATCAACATCTAATACTTCATCGTCTAGTGCTTCTGACCCTCCCGATTCCTATCAGCTAGTTATTGGTACGGGCACCTTTGAGGGTTACCGATTTATCATTATCAATAGTAATCACACGGGTACTGCTAGTTCATATATCTATTATGTGGATGGACCTAACACAGGTATTCTAGCTCTCATCACCCCAGGGTCACATAGTAAAGCTCATCGATACGATAATGATATCTATTTGGTTCCTGATATTGGTAACACGGGACTTGGGGCAAAATATGACCTCTCTACAGGTGTTGTAACTGTCATCGCGTCGATGCCTGTAGGTTACGCATCTGTAGTTTACAAGGATCGTTTGTGGATTAGTGGTCGTCGTAATGAGGCTAATAACTCTCGATTGTTCTTCAGTGAACTTGCGAACTTCTCTGCTGCATGGCCAGGTGTTAACTTCTTCGATATTAATCCTGGCGATGGAGATGCCGTTAACGAATTGGTAATCTATCAGGGAAACATGGTTATCTTTAAGGATAACGCTACTTATGTATTGACTTACGACACATCTCCAGCACAAGCTATTCTAGAACCTATTAATGGCGATATTGGCGCGATGGGTCCTCGTTGTGTAGACGTATATGAAAACTCAGTATTTGTTCTTAAGTATAATCAAGTTTATGAAATGTCTAATTATGACTTTGTCAGAGTTAGCGTTAAGCTGCCATTTGAATACGATGAATCTCTCCCTGTAGATAACGATTATGAAATGGGCGGCCAATGGTGGAAATATCCTTTCTGGCTTAGAGTAGTTGGAGATCGAGCAGTAGTTAGATTTTATAATAAACTATATGTGTATCATCTTCGACTTAGGGCTTGGACACGGTGGGATTCTAACGATATTAATATAGCCTATCTAGGTCCCATAATGCGTCTGGATAATACTAATACGGATCTTCTTAGGGGTTTTGATACATACGTAGCAGGATCAACACTAGCTAAGACACCGGATTCTGGTGGATCTGGAGTAACTACAGCATGGAAACGTTACTTCAAGATATTTCAAATGGAAGATATCTATGATGAAGACAATACAGAGGATGGTGATATTACGCCTTCCCCTGTAGATATCTCTTTGACTATGATTACCAAACAATTCGATATAGGCATCAGTCATAGATTCAAGCGCTTGATGCACTGGGGTATCAACTGCTATACTGCAAGGAACGTAACTGGAACCCTGTTTCCGTTTTCAGCAGCGTATAAAACTACGTGGCTACAACTTCATCTGTATCACTGGCATGATCTAAATACATGGGATTATCCAC